ATTAAGTGCAATAAAATCTTCTTCGGTGCTGTCTGGTAGCCAAGAAGAGCCTGCTTAACAGCCTCCTTGTTAGCCTCCGACAGTGTGCCAGGAATGTCCGCCACCGAATAAACGGTATAATCTGCCGTTGTCACTGCACTCTCTTTCAGAAGCATTGCAATGACACCGCGTTCACCTCTCTGGATCGCAGTGGCAGATTTTTCAATAAATGCAATATTTACACTAGGTGCTCCCATTTGCTATTCTCCTTTCTTTTCCATCGACACAGCCAGCTCATCCGCAGTCGGCTCTGTCTCAATT